AGAGGTGAATTCTCTGCTAACTTAATTCGTTCAGTATTTGGAGATTTATTCTACAGAAGAGTGGACGTTAAGAACAGAGCAGTGAAAATGTACACCAATGAAGCTGGATTTGATGTATTCCAAACTGCTTTAAAAGATGATGCACTTAATAGTGGATTAACATTTGTTGCTGATAGTGGAGATAGATTCATGCAAGGATCTGGACAAAACATTACTTATAACTTTGCGTTTGATTCTATGATCACTCGTGAAACTGGTAAAGTTGAGTTGATTCATTTACGTGAATTAGATTTACCACAAACAAACCTTGAGTTTGGTCAGAACAAGAAATCTACACCTGTATTTATGGTGTTTGATGTTTCTCCTTCTAGTAATGGTGGATTAATGAATAACATCCGTGAGGTACGTATGAAGGGTGCACCTTCTATGACTTGGGGTTATATTGATGGTAGACAACATCACTTAGGCTTTGCGAAGTCTCAAGGTATGAGTTCTGCTAACAAATTCCCAGGATACCAAATTTGGATGGAGGATAGATGTGATGTCTTCATTGAAGATTTATCACGTACAGTGTTAATTGAAGAAATTCCACAGTTCTAACGAATTGTGATTTCTTGAAGTCTAGTGTTAGGTTCCCTGCTCCCTCCTCCCTAACACTAGTGCTTCATAACAGGGGGTAGTTATTCGTTTAACTACTTCCAACTAAGTATAAACCAATTTTTAAAAATAACTACATTATGGGTAAATTAGGTATCATCTCTACTATTAAGAGAGAATATAGAGATAGTCGTATTCAAACAATGGATAGCGAACTAAACAAGAAAGGAATGACACGTATCCCTGGAACGGGAGTGTTTAAATTTCCTTACAAAGAAGTTGATGGTAAGTATAGAACAGGACTAGATCCTACTGCTTCCTATATCAGACGAATACAAGATCCAACAGAACGTGAACTTGAAGTTGAAAGAGTTAGTAAACTCAGAGATAAACTTGAAGAATTATTAGGTGTTGATTTGGGTCCAAGAGCTGAATTCTGGAATTACGGCAAATCTAAAGGTGCTAGTGATATGTCACATGTCCAACCAGTTAAACTGATGGATGGTGATAATTATTATGACTTAGATGTAACTTTTCAAGAGCTTACATTTGCATGGATGAGAGTTCATCCTACTATTGCCAGTAGCTTACAAGCATGGCAAAGAGGTGAATTTCCAGCAGACACACAATTTTATGTTGTAGATAAAGAAAAAGAAAATGCTCTTCTTTATAAGAAAAAACAAATTGTTAATAAGGCTATTGTTAAACTGGATGAAATGATTCCAACAAGAAGAATTAAAGTTGCAAGACTTTTAGGACTTCCTGTACAAGATAACACTCCTGAAGAGTTTGTATATAATGAGATTGATAACCTGTTGAAGAAATCTGAGATTAAGACTGGAAATTTTAAAGGACTAGATCCTATTAAAATTTTCACAAGTTTTGCAGACATGAACGACAATTTACTCCATATTAAAGATTTAGTGAAACAAGCAATTGGTCACTCAATTTATAGAGTACAAGGTTCTGGTAGAATATATGAAGGTGAGTACGAAGTAAGTACCAGTGAAGAAGAACTTGTAAAATATTTATCTGATGAGGATAATCAGGAAGATTTGATTATCTTAGAGGATAAATTAAAAGCAAAAAAATTAGCATCCGTGTAAAATGATAACAGTAGATAGTTTATTATATAAAATTGACCAACGCTTAAACAAGCTTGCCTCTAATGATCACCAAGAGATTCCATTAGAAGACAAGATACTTGCATTAAATGAGGCACAATTAAAATTAATTAAACAGAAATTTACTGGAATATCAACACCTAGTAAAATGGGATTTGGTGCTTTTAAAAAGAGATACCAAGATATTCAAAATTTATTAGTTGACTTTAATGAAAATTCCTTAACTTTGGAGAAGACAGACCCACTAATTAATCAGTGGTCTACTGATCTCAGTCAACTAAATCCTAAGTGGATGTTATATGCTGATGCATACATCCTTGCTGACAAAGGCAAATGTAAGAACAGAATTATCTGGATAAACAAAGATTTGGTGAAACATGGAGATATTCAATTCCTAATCAACAATGAGGACTTCAAACCATCTTTTGAATATCAAGAAACATTCAATACTATAACAAATAACAAAATTTCCATCTATACAGATGGAACTTTTAATCCTAAAAAGATCTATATGATGTATGTTAGATATCCTGACTATATAGATAAAAGTGGATATATAAAGTTCGATGGAAGTGAATCAGAAGATAAAAATTGTGAATTAACTGATTTACTAGAAGATGAACTATTAGATTTAACTGTTGCTAACCTAGCTGATTACACAGAAAATATGAGTGCAGCTCAAACAGCAAGAATGAGATCTATAACAAACGAGTAATTATTAACTTTAAATATTAAATAAAAATGGCTGATTTTTCTTTGACCACATTATTTGTGGCTCCTGTAGGACAGACTGCTCTTCCTAGCACAGGATCAACCCAAGACCTAACGGCAGGTCAAATAGGTATTTTTGATAATGCCTATGTATTAGATGCTACGCCATCTGGTGCTCCTTACTGGTACATCGCTCAAGGGCGTGAAAACACTTATCTTCAAGGATCTAAAAGATCTGATAAGATTAAAGGTGGTGTAGGTGGTAACGTAATTGAATGGTATAAAGTTGCTGGTAACCCAGTTGCTGCCAATCAAATTTCTGTAATTTCTGCGTTTGACGTAAAACCAAACCAAGAAATTACTATGTCAATTAGAGCTCACTCTAGTTACATTGACACACTTTATTTCAATGGTCTTACAAGATCTGTTACACTTCCAGCTGAATGCTTGACTTGTGGTGGTGACCCTTGTACCTCTGTTGCAGATGAAACTGTGATTGACAACTTATTGCTAAAATTAGCACAAGCTGCTCCAGGGATCAATGCTGATAACATTACTTTCGACAAGTTCTTTAGATTTGAGAAAGTAGGAGCTGGTGAATCTGCTACATTAGTTATTGAAGGTAAACCTTTAACAAAATATGGGGAACCATGTGATGTTGCTGCTTACCCTCATGAATATGACAGAATGTGGTTTGAGGTATTCATTTATGAAGGCCCAGATACAACTGCTGATTTCATAGCAAGCGATGCTTGTGTAAGTGTAGCTACTGTTACAACTACTCAAGAATCTAATTATCCTTCTGGAACTAGTGAAGAAATTGCTCAATTAGAGAAAAACTTCTATAGCTACCAAGCTGGATACTTGAAACATTTACATAGAATGACTGGTTTCAACCAGAATTTTGAAAGCTATGTAACTGATGGTACTAACTATAGTACATATTACATTCGTTTTGTTGACTTTGAAAAAGGTGCTCAATTAATGGGTGATTATGTTCCTATGGCCAATATGGTTATCATAGCTGTTGAATCAGGAAGTGCTTTTGAAACTGCATTAGAGGCTGCTTTAGTTGATGACTTAGGTGCTGTATCTGCTGATAATACATTAGCATTAACAACAACTACAACTACCGTCTAAACTCGGTAATTAATAATAAACCTATGCCAGAGGGTGAGAGGATTCTCATAATCCTCTGGCATTTTTTTTGATAAGACTATGGCTTTAATATTAGATTTCTTACTCACTCCTACATATAGTACAAAAACAATTGGTATCACTGATGTGTCAACTTATCCAAATGACCCACCACAAGTTACTGCACCTTCACTGGAAGTGAGTATTCCTGGTTTTGATACTGTTACAATTCCTTTTGTAACGGAATCACTGAATTTATTGAATTCTACAATCCTGGGAATCACAACAGAAGGTGAGATCCCATTACCTGATGGTGTATATGTATTTAGGTATTCTGTATCTCCGGCAGCAATTAACTATGTTGAAAAGACAGTTATGCGTGTTGACCAATTACAGGAAAAGTTTGATGCTGCTTTTATGAAGCTTGATATGATGGATGCAAATTCAAAGTTAAAGAAACAACAAAAGATAAGTCTTGATACAATTTACTATTTCATTCAGGGAGCAATAGCTGCTGCGAATAACTGTGCTACAGATACTGCTGTACGGTTATATCAAAAAGCAGATAAATTATTATATGATTTTGTAGAACGGGGGCAGTGCTGTGGTACTACATTCCCAAATAATTTTTATTAATTATGGCAACATGTAAAAGCTGTGGAGCAAAAGTGGGATGTTCATGTAATTTAACAAATGGACTTTGTGCTTATTGTGCCAATAAAAAAGACTAAAAAATGTTAAGTATAAAGGTGACCAATTGTAGAGAGTGTGCTTTAGTTTCTAATCTAATAGATTCTATAGATTGTCAGTTGGCTAAAATGGCTAACAACTTGTATCTTAACATTGCATATATGTTAGATAAGCCTGTAGAAGCATGCACTATGTCTACATTACTACACTATAAAAGAATATTAACCTTTAAGAGTTGTAATGCTGATTGGGCATCTAACTATAGTGTAGATGATATTGCTAGTAGAATTAATTTTCTAACAATAGGATGTAAATGCTGTGAGCAAAGTAATAGTGGAGAGTTAACAACTACCACAACAACAACAACAATTTAAAAAAAATATAAAATGAGTATTTGTTCAAACTGTTATTCTAATTGTGCTGAGATACAATCAGATAAATGCGTAAAATATACCGGCATTGATATAACAACGCTAGGTATCAACAATGGTGACTCAATAAATTATGTCGTGTCAGCTATAATGGGGTTCTTAGTAACTACATTAGATGCTAGTGGTATAAAGTATGAGCTTGAACCAGGAAATGTGTGTACTATTATCTCAGATCAATTAATAGATTGTACAGATATTACCCAAAAAGATATTTCTAATGCTCTAGCTGCTGCTATTTGTGCAATTGATACCAGAGTAACTGATCTTGAAGCTGCAAACACTGCTCTTGAAGCAACCTATACACCAGGATGTATCTCTGGAATAGCTGGTACCGAAGGAACTAAAGTGGTACTACAAGCTGTTATAGATAAATTATGTGTAGCAGTAACAGACTTAGATGCTCTTGAATTAAATGTAAGTACAAATTATGTATTGATATCTGATATTGATACATACATTGCTAACTACATTACAGGAGAATCTGAAGCAACTGTACTTGGTTTAAAAGATAGAATGATTCCTTATGCTGTAGTTGAGTATTATGGCCCAACAAGTGTATTTGATGCATCTGGATCTGGTTTAGATAAAACTCTTGAAGGTGGTCAAGACTGGAGACAAATCTATTTATGTAATGGTAATAATGGTACTCCTGATAAAAGAGGTAGAGTGGGAGTAGGTGCTACATCCGGTATGGGTGGTGGAGCTTTTCCAACTGCTACAGATCCTTTAATTACAGGTAACCCAACGTATAACTTGTATAGTA